TGTAGCTCTCAATCTATTATCCCTTATTGCAACCCACTCTTTCTCAATTCTAATCACAAAGACAAATTGAAGTTGATGAGTTACAATCAAGCTTAATTACGGCGCCAAAAGACAGCCCCAAAATTCGCAGGAGAATTGACACAGTTAATAACCAGATTGCAGTGGCTAATACTAATCAACAAGACATTGTTGCTGATAATATTAAGACTAACTTATTGGATAAGAAGCTGGGAAGATCAAAGATCATCGCTGGTCAAAATGTAGGGCTTGCGGAGGCGTGGGCTAGGCAGACTGAGGCAGAGTTGATTGATGGGTCTGATATTGCAATTGCGGCTGGTATTGTGATTAGAATTGAGAAAGAGTGGGTTGCAATAAGGGATAATAGATTGAGAGCTACACACGCCGTTGCTGATGGACAGGTTGTTGATATTAATGATTTGTTTAGAGTAGGAAGCGATAGATTGCTTCACCCTCGAGATCCAAATGGTTCAATGAAAGAGATTGCCAATTGCCGCTGTATAAGCAATCAAAGAATTAAATTAACTTAACCTTTTATTGTCTGTTTGCTCTCTTGAAGTCGCCCATCTGCTTAAACTGATTTAACTTCTTCAAAAGATTCAATATTTCTCCAAAATTCAATTGGTCTATCTTCAGAAGAAACGGCAGATTCTACTTTATCACCATTTGTAAATGCTCTAATTTGAATTCTATGAACTTTGGGGCTTTCAAGTAAATTTTCATGTTTAAACGAAGATATAGATACTTCTTCACTTATCGCAAATTTTCCTCCTGTTTTTGCTATATCGTTAGGGACTTTCAATGATCCTAGTATTTTTTGAGGCTGACAACAGCAACGAACATTAATCCTTTTCATCTACAATATCTATTTAGTTAGTTTGTAAATTTTGATATTCCTTAAATAAATCTTCCATATTGAGCGTCTGCTCACAACTCACTTTTCCCATTAGTTTTTGAACTACTAACTTTTCTTGTAAAATAGTAATTAGCTGCTCAGGAACTCCTGTTTTTTTCCATTTATATATAATCGCATCGTATCCCCACCCACTTTCTTTAACCAGAGTTTTCATGATGGGTAGTTTGAATTTTGTCAAAACCCACTGAATAAATTCAACCGTAAATTCTATTTTCATATTTAAAGTTAGTTATAATTTAGCTAAAAGCTTTTAATTATATAGCTTTTTTCAAATTGTAAAGTCAATAGTTTTAAGCAATATAGAAAGTATAAATAACTTTTTATCTTAAAATGACAACCAAACAGTATAAATCTTTTGCCTTTGAGGTGAAACAAATAGAAGAAGATGACTCCGATAATTTCACCATCGAAGGTTTTGCCTCAACTTTTGGCAACTTAGATTTTGATGATGAGATTATAATGTCTGGTGCATTTACTGAAAGTTTACAAAAAACCCCACAAGTACCGCTTTTAGTCATGCACAATATGCGTGATATTTTACCAGTTGGTAAAACTATTCATTTGGAAGAGCAAGTAAAGGGATTATTTTTTAGGGCTATATTGCCAAAATCAGACACTTTTGTCAAAGATAGATTAATGCCACAAATTAAAATTGGTTCTCTCCAAGAATTATCAATTGGGTTTTTTACTAAAAAATCAGAATTTGATAATGAAACATTCATCAGAAGACTTACAAAAATAGACCTTTTTGAAATCTCAATAGTAGCAAAGGCTGCTAATTCTCAAGCAACAATCACAGATTTTAAGTCATTCAAGGAAGCAGAGAAAGATATAAAAAGCCTTAAAGACATAGAAACATATTTGAAAGAAGGAGGGCTTTCTAATAATGAAAGCAAAGCCTTAATTTCAAAAATAAAAGAATTCTCTAAAAATCAGCGTGAGGCTGATGATAGTGATACTCAAAAGCAATGCGATGTTGCTGAATTAAAAGAATTTAATCTCTTGATGGAAATCAAGAAAACAACTAATAATTTAAATAAAAATAACTATGCCAGTAGAACTAATTAAAGGAGAGTTTTCAGAAGAAGCTCATAAAGCATTAGCCGCCTTAGACGGTGCTAGTGCAGCAAACACTAAGAAAATCAATGATTTTCTTGATAAGCAAGAAGAAGCAAATCAAAAACTTATTTCTGACTTAGCAGTCAAAGCAAAGACTGAAAAAGAAGCAGAAGATAGAATGAATGTTATTGAAGTTGAACTTAAAAGACTTCCAATAGGTAATCCTGAGGTGAATTCTAAAAAAGAAGAATTAAAGGCTTATCATTTATTCATGACAAAAGGTGATAAAAACCTTTCAGAAGCCGAGTTAAAGTTCTTAAGAACTGATGTTGATCCCGATGGCGGTTTCTTAGTTCCTGTAGAGCAAGATTTAGCTGTTAGCATTAAAAAGATTACTGAAATCTCTAATGTAAGGGCGGTTGCCAAGGTAAGAACTTTGAATGCTAAAACATTAAGACTTTCTACTAGATCAACTTTGTTGAGTGGTGGATGGGCTGGTGAAGCTGAAGAAGGCGTCGATAGCAATTCAACTTATGGAAGAGAAGAATTAACTGCTAAGAAGCTTCAAGTATCTTCTGCTATTACTGTAGAAGAATTACAAGATGCTACACCTAATATGATTTCAGAAATAAATTCTGATGTAGTAGAAAGGTTTGCTCAACTTGAAGGTCTTGCTTTTGTCAATGGTGATTCTAATAAAAAGCCAGAAGGATTTATGATTAATGAGGATATTCCTTCAATTGATAGTGGTCAAGCTACTACTTTCGATTTTGACAATCTTATTGATCTGACTGGAGAATTAAAGAAGGGTTACGATCCTATATACGCCTTCAACAGGCAAACATTAGCGTTTATTCGTAAATTGAAAGATGATGCAGGTAATTATATTTGGAGACAAGGTAATTTAGGCGCAGGCATTCCTAATGCTATTAACGGCGATCCTTATATCATACTTCAAGACATGCCTAGTATCAACTGTTTTTATCTTCAAAAATTGCCATGCTGCTAAATCTTCTGGTTTAAAACTACTATTCCCTCCACCATTAACATTTATTCCTACATTAAAGGAAATCGGATCATCGGTATCTGTTTTAGGTTTATCTGTTTTTGCAGGGGTATAAGTTCCGTCAATAGAATCACTAACTAAAAAATGAATATAATCACCTGTTATATTTGAAGGAAGCATTAACCCCACAAGATTAGAACCAGAAATATCAATAGCTGCCGACTCAATTTGTCCGACAGCAATTGTGACAGTCTTGCTATAGTCTCTTTTTGATTTAACTTCTTCGGAGTTTGCCATTATTATTTATTATCAATATTGGTAATTGCTTTGTTATCTAAAGTTGGTAAAACTTTTTCAGCTTCATCATCAGCTTCATCATCAGCTTCATCCTTCTTGGCTTCAATAGCTTCTTTAAGCTTGTCTATTCCCATAAGATGGCTGGATGTAATTTTTAATTCCTTAGCTTCTGCTCTTAAAGCTTTTAACTCTGTATTATCTTCTACTTTCTTGGCTGTGACGGCTTCACCCCATCCTTCCTTAATAAATACCTTTGCCAAATCATCAAAGATTTCACAAACTTCATCTTTTATATATTCCTTAGTATGAATACCACGAGGGCAACTTGCTGCTTTTGTGGTTTTTAATATTTTAATTTTCATATTATCTAATAATTTAAATGAGAATAAAGGCTAGATATAAAACCTAGCCTTTAAAAAAACTTAAGCAGTTGCTGCATGTCTTGGACGGCCAAGAATAGCAAGGGCACCAACAGTCAAATTTGCACTATTGTCAGTAACTGCACTTACTTTTACAAATTGCTTTTTGCCAATGTAGCTTATTCTAGCTGTATCTTGAGAAGTAGATAGATTAGTAAGTAATTCCGTACCTATTAACTCATCATCAGGTACATCTACAAAGCCACTACCGGAAACATCGGAATGCTGTATTAGAAGTTGCACATCACCTGCGGTGACAATACCGGCTTGTAAAATCAAGAGTAATGACTCAA